CTCCCATGCAAATAATTGTATTCGGTTTTAGATCTCGGGCAAATTTTCCTGCCCATAAAAATCTCTCATTAGTTGCCTTGGGGGTACAATGAGGATCCCCTATTACTAAGTGTGTTGCCATTAGTTTAGTTCCTTATCTCGTTTCTTTTTTAAGAATTCCAAAAAATCTATGACATTAGAATCATCTTCAAAATCTGCAATAGAGTTTATAGATAAGTCTGATTTATCTCTAGTTTTTTTGTCTTCTGAGAATCCCCTTAATCCCCACAGAAACGTTGAATGAGGGTCAGTGGTTGCCATTTTAATCATACCTCTTGCAATAGTAGAGCATAACTCATACTCCTCTGTTGTCATTTCAATTTTACTATCTAGTGATATACCACAAGTAAAACCTTTTTCCCAAGGTGTAACTAAAACTTTTATTGCTTTAAGCAAATTTATTGTATCATCTTTTTTTGTCATACATAATTAAAATATTTTTTATCATACGGAACAACTTCCCACTCAATACTCTTTTTAAATTTATTTCTTTTCGCATAGTCTTTTGCTTCTTCTTCTGATTCCCAAATCTCATTTGTAAATACGGTCCAAATATCATTTCGTTTTATAATTATACAATACATTTTCGGTAAAGGTGAAGATCAGACCCCTCAAACTGATCCCCACCCAGTTATGCAGATTCATCCTCCTGTTTAGGATTATTAACCTGAGTATACCAAACCCATTTAGGGTTCTTACCTTTGGATTGTTGTTGTGGTAACAACTGCAATCCGCTTCCCCAACAAGGAAGTTTATATGGGCAGAACGAACATGCTGTACCCAAAACTTTATTACCAGTAGGCTTACCTCTGAAAGTTTCATCCACTTCTTTAAAACATTTTTTAAATTCTTCTTTACTTTTAAGTGCTTTGTAATTATTTTCTGCAGTGGATATTGCTTTAGTTTTATGTTCATTATCCACAATTGGAGTTTCACATACGGTCCACTCCCCAGTAGATTTATTAATCACTATCCAGCCACCGAATTTCTTTTTAACACTTTCCCCATACAAAAATCCTTGTGAGGCATATCCAAATATATCTTCCCTAACAACTTCATCAAAGCCTCCTGCTTCACCAAACTTTTTATCAAACGAATAAGGTGAGGCACTCTTAACATCCCATATCTTATTATCAATTTCAACATCAAGTTGTCCGTTAATTTCATTATCATTAAATTTATATGATACTTTTTGTTGTTCATTTTTTATTTCTATTCCTGAGGATTTCATTACAAATATTGCTAATGCCTCAATTAAATCTCCAAACGTATTCCTTATCTTAACATTATAAGGTTGTCCCTCGCCTTTAATACCCTTTGACTCCATCTGCAGTTGGCATAAAGGTCTTCCAATACTAGATATTCTAGCTTTAAATCCCTCTGTCCGCTTCTCTGAAAACTGTTTTCTTAGGGCAGCTTTACAGGCTTCCCCAAATTCATCCACTAGTTTATCAGAGATAGCGACAGGACTATCTGACACTTTGCTTAAGTACGTTTGTACTTTGTGTAAGATATTATTCATTATGCTGACAGTACATCTTCAGGTGCTGAGGTACTTACTTCCTCAACTACATCTTTTATATCTTTATCAGATACTTTAGGTGCCTGAGCCTTAGCATTATTGTATGCATCAATAACTTCTTTATTTTCTGCATCAATAGATTGTTGAAATACTGCTATGGTTTCCATATCAGCTTGAGACATCTCAATATTAGCGTCAGCATTGACAACTATTTCAGGAGTATAATATACATTACCACCCTTCTTTTGTCTCTTTGTATCCAAAGTAAATGTTGTATTAAACATTAACTTCTTACGTTTCTTTAACTGTTCTAACGCTGATGTCACTGGTGCAAATGCTGTTCCAGTTACTCTGTATAACACAGGTAAATTTTCAACAGTATGCTCCTTGCCAGTAGGTGTTACTCCATCCTTAAAAGATAGAAGACCATAAACTAATTTATAGCATCTAATAGTTCTTTGTCTTTCTAACTCCTCAGGAGTTAAAGAACTTCTTTCTTTAAATGGAATTTTTCCACATCTAGTACCACCTAATATATCAATTGCTTCTTCTTTCCAGCTTTTAAATATAATTGATCTGTTTACATACTCACTTTTTTCAGCATCATAATGCATGTATTGCATCGCACTGATAAATGGTCTAAACGTAATAGGCTTGGCAAAAACATTGCGACCTATACTTGGATCATATACAAAAAATTGACCGACAGGCAATTGATTCCCATCGTCATCTTCTGGTGAACGATTGATTCCTAATCTTGGAATATTTGTCCTAGTATTAGAACCATCGTCCTGCCCAATGGCTTGCATTATTTGCTCATCAGACATTCCTTTTATGTTTGTTAGTTCATTTTTCATTTTGAACCCTCCTTATTGTTGTTTTCCTTATACCACATTTTTTAATGATTGTCAAGTAAAAAGTAAGACAAATAAAACAAAAATAAATACAGCTAGTACACTAAATCTTAATACCTGCGACAAAATTATTACTGTATTTAACATATTTTAGTCTTTCCACTAATCAATTCATATGATAAGTTATCCATTGTTGCAAACCACATTAAATAACTCTGTAGTTCTTCGTCCTTATTTATAAGTAATTTTTTAGGTGTACCTATAAAATCTTTCTTAAGTTGTTGGAGTCTATCATAAGCAGTTTCCTGCTCATCCTTACCCCATTCTTCCCAATGTTCTGCATCGAGTGTTGCTACTTCCATTTTTACTCCTTAGTTTTTATATATTTCATGATGAACATCTTTTTCTTTTTTTGCTATAGCTACATCATCTAATTTTTCAACTAATGACATTGCTTGTTCATCATTATCTAACACAGCTTCAATAGTAATTGATGGTTCTATATTAGAATATTCTTTTACTCTTATTACAAGTACTCTTTTTTTCATTTTTCCTCCTTCATTTCTAACCAATTATATCCTATCTTGACCTCTGTGTCAAGGGGAACATTAAAATTAATTCCATAATACTCTTTCAATGCAGGTATTACAGAACCCGTACCCTGTCTAAATATCTTACTCATTACGGATTCTTCACCAGGGTAAACATCAGCTATAATTGAATCGTGTACTGTGTTTATAAGTAAACTCTTTACCTTTTGTTCTTTCATTAACTTATATATTTTTATACAAGCTAAAGGTACAATGTCTGCTGTAGCAAAACCTTGCACAGGATAATTTTTTATTTGTGTACTATAACTAGATCCACCCCAAGGCATTCGTTCTGCATATGGAAATGAATACTCCCTACCTGTAGGTAGCTTAACTCTTTTAAATCGTATAGCCTCTGTCTGTAATTCCTCATGCCACTTAGCAATACCCTTATACTTTTCAGAAAATTTTCTGTAATATCTTTTTTCTTCATCTGTTCCTGTTGTACCACCATACAAAGGTTTAAAGGTATGTGCCTTAGCATCTTGTCTAGATACTCCAATAATATCAGCAGTGTATTGGTGTACATCTATTTTATTTTCTATATCTTGCATACCCTGTTTATCCTGTGCTAAGAATACAGCAGTTCTAAATTCTAATTGTGCAAAGTCTACTTCAAGTATACTACCTTTATCAAATCTAGATGTAACAACTTTACGAATAGGAAAAGTTTTACCTCTAGGTTGATTTTGAAAATTTGGATCTCGGCTTGAAAGTCTCCCTGTTGATGTAACAGCTTGCATAAATTTAGGATGTAGTAATCCCTTGTCATTTGTAAAAGATTTTATACCTACTACAAATGTATTTAAATAGGTATCAATTGCGTTGTGTCTAACAATAGCATCAAGAAATTGGCGAAGTTCACCCTCAGCTTCTGCCGCAATTTTTGTTAGGGTTATCTTATCAGTTCTAAATCCTGCCTCTGCAATATCATATGCACTTCTTGGTCGCTGACTAAAGCCAGCAGTTTTCCCTAAGCTAATATATCTGTATCCATCACCATCACACTCAGCACATTTTGAATAATTTTTATAGGGGCTTCCATCTTTTTTAAGTCTGCGTATAACTCCTTTCCCTTTACAGGATATACATTGCTCAGCTGTAGTTTTATAAATAGTTTCGCTGTTATCATTTACTAGATTTCTAAATTGTATCCTAGAAAATTTTGGTCTTCGCTTATTTTTACCTGTAGATTTATCTATACCTACATTAAATATTCGTGCCCACTCTTTTTTATCTTTCGGCTTTCTACTATAAATTAACCATGATAATTGTTCAGGACTAGATAAATTAATTTTAGTATCTCCCATTTGCTTAAAGACAATCCTGTCAATTTTCTGTTTTAAATATTCAAACTCTGCCCTATATTCCTTTTCAACTTTTTCTAATACTTCAAGATTAATATTAACTCCATTACGTTCCATATCAGTTAATACTAATAGAAACTCATTCATCATCTTTGCAGTTGTTAGAAGATGATTATATTTTTTATGTCTAAAGTCAGACATCTGAGAATCAAAAAGATCTTTAGTAATTTGGACATCCATTTTACCATACTCCTCTACAAGTCCCATTGGGATATTTTCAAATGATATTCCACGATCCATAAACTCATGTATTCGAGAATCTTTAGATCCTAATTTTCTTCTTTGGCAACACATCTGCAATGTTAAGGACTTTCTGATACCTTTATTTAAAATATATTCACCTAACATAGTATCATAAACTCTACCCTTATATTTAAATCCTGACTCAAGTAACCACATCAAATCAAATTTAATGTTATGTCCAACTAATAATGCTGTCTTATCTAGAATAGACTGTATCTCATGGTAGCATCCTTTGTCTACTCTCTCACTATGATTAGTAAAAAAATATTTATCATTTATCCCAACACTTACTAATATATTATCGGGATGAAAAGGGGATGGATCAAACCCACCTGTATCTGTCTTTTGAAAAGATGTCTCTACATCAACTACTGTAATCATACATCATACCTACTTATAGATCTTCTTATGGTACATGAAGGCTCTCCATGATATCCATTTAATTTATTTTTACTTATACATAAAGTTCTAATTTTATTCTCAGTATCTGAATTAGAATTTCTTCCTATACCTATAATTAAATCTGCTTCAGCAGCTTTACCTGTCTTAGAATTTTCCATCATATCAAAAGATATACTATTTCTATTGTGTGCATCGGCAGACGCTTGTGATATAGCTATAACTGCACAATTTCTTCTCTTGGCTAACTCTCTAGCACTTGTGTATATTTGTCTTAACTTCTCATCTGTTCTATTAAAAGAACCTGAAACTCCAACTTTATCTAACTGATCTATAACAACTATATCAGGTTTATGTTTCTCACAATGCGAGTCAATATCTTCTACTGTCCAGTCAACTATATCAAACATCTTTATGTTATCTTTTATACTAGCCCAGCTACTATGTGCTGTATCCATATCATTTATAATTTGTTCCTTAGTCATACCTGTAAAACAATTTATAGCCCTCATCTGAGTTCTAATAGCAGGTTCTTCATTTATAAACGCATGAATTTTTGCACCTTGCATTGCAAAACCATAGGGTGCTGCAACAAGACTAACCCAAAATGCTGTCTTACCTGTCTCAGGTCTAGCAAATGCAATTACTAAATTACCTGCACCAATACCTCCAACATTTTCTCTTAGTGCTGGCAAATTAAATTTCCATTTAGACGAAACATTTAACAAATCAATTAGTTCATTGATATTTTCTGTAACAGATTTTGTGTCTGTATCAGGTAAAGACTCTTTGTGTTTCTCGATTATCTTTACAATCTCATTAAACTTTGCAGGTTTGCCATTAAATATTTCAGTAGCTTCAACTGCTATTCGTTGGGCAGTATCTCTATCAAGCATAACTTGAAGTATGTCTTTAGCAATCTCCTCGCTAGGCTCTTCAATTTCTTTTAAGTCTTCAACAAGTTCACTAAATTTTTCTTTAGCTGCCCTAGTTAAAGCAGGATTATAAACTGTTGTATGCAAAGAATATAATTCATCAACTTTTATATCTGAATCATATTTTTTATGTGCCTTCTCAACTGTCTTAAATAAAGAACTTATATCTCCTTGAAATACAGTTGGGGATATTTGTCCCTTATATCTGTTATAGAATTTTTTATTTAACATTAATCTTATCATTTGTTTTTCTATCAAATTACACCACCTTCTCTTAACCTAGTAATGTAGTCATCAATTTGTTTTGATAACTCCCTATTATCTTTTTTTAATTGCCCAACCTCTAAGTTAAGTCTATTGTTTTCATTAATTAACTGATCGATTCTTTTTTCTAAATCCATATCACCCCTATCATCTACTTTGGGATTAGGTTCTGCTGGACTTGGTCTATCTGCCATAAAACATCTCCTTTATTTCATCTGTATTATAATATTTAAGATCATCTGTCAAGGGTTTTACAATAATATTTTTAAAACCTTCTGATCTTAGTTCCTTTGCAATCTCATAAGACTTTGCTGTAGCATCTCTGTCTAATGCTATATATAAATTTTTATAAGGTTCCAAATATTTTTTATGTTCTTCCATTAAAGATGTACCCATTATAGATATGCCTGTAAGTATATTAGATACAGCACAAGCTGAGGCACAATCCTCAACAATCACTGCGTCTTCACACTCGCCACATTTAAAAGGAACTTCTTTGCCTCCATACATAAACCATTTAGGATAGACATTTTTATTTAGTCCTCTGCCTACTGCACCTGTGTATCTACCTGTGGTTTTATCTTTAATTAAAAAAACAACTCTGTCTTGCCTAACATCATATTTAATATCGGCTCTTAGCCAAGCCCAAGATTCCCAACAATTATTCTTATGTAAGTATCTTTGTGCTTTTTCATTTGTTGTAACAACTTTAAAGCTATCAGGAACTATAAATGTGGTACTTGTCTTATCTACATTTTTTTTAAATGTATCTTGTACATATTCCATATTTTTATCACCTTGATATTTTCCTTTTGCCTTGCAAGACGCATGAAAACAATACCAACTTAATCCATTGTTTAATGTATTAATTAAGAAAGTATTTTTATTAGTACAAAAGGGACAATCAATCCTCATCTCTGTTGATGGTGGAATAAATAATCCTTTAACTACTTCTAGTTGCTGTCTATAGTTCATTCTTTTACTTCCTCATATGTAAGAGTCCAGCTATTCTTAGAATAAAAACCTATATCAATTTCTAATTTCATTATA